TAGAACAGATTTATCTATTTTACAAAATGGTGGATTTACAGTTAAGGTAAAACATAGACACCCAGCAGTTCGAGATAGAATAAATGCTGTCAATTCCAAACTAAAAGATTCAAAAGGAATAAGGCATATTTTTGTTTCCAATTCTTGCAAATATCTTATAAAAGGATTACAAAGACAAACGTACAAGGAAGATACAAATATTCCTGACAAAGAAGATGGATTTGACCACATGAATGACGCATTAGGATACATGATTGATTATATAAAACCTTTAGTAACCCAAATGCCAAGTTCAGTACCAACAAGATGGGTTCACAAATAATATGGCTTATACAAGAGATGATGCTTACGAAACACACAAAGATTACAAAGAAAACGTAAATCTTTGGGAATATTTTATAAGATCATATAATGGCGGCTATGATTATACTATTGGTCAATATCTAAACAGATACAATCTTGAACTAGATAACGAATACAATCAAAGACTTGGAAACACACCATGCGATAATCATTGTAAAAATATAATTCAAATTTATTCATCTTTTTTATTTAGAGTAAAAGCCTCAAGAGATTTTGGTTCTATGGCTGAAGAACCTAGTTTAGAATCATTCTTAAAAGATGCTGACTTAGAGGGTAACAACTTTAATTCTGTAATGAAACAGGCTCAAAACTATGCGGCTATCTATGGTCATACTTTTTTGATTTTAGATAAACCAGCTATACAAACTAGAACAAGAGCAGACGAACTTAATCAAGAAATAAGACCATATATTTCAATCGTTACACCTGAGAATGTTTTAGATTGGAATTTCAAAAGAGAAGTAAATGGTAAATATTATTTAGACTATCTAAAAGTTAGAGAAGAAGTAGATAAAGATGGCGGTACATATTTTAGGTTATGGTTTCCTGATCGAATAGAAACAATTTATTCAAAAGATGATAGATCAGACCCAACCACAATAGATACTGTCGATAATCTGATTGGCAAAATACCAGCAGTTATTTTATACAATTCCAAATCGCACAAGAGGGGGATTGGTCAATCAGACCTACAGGACATAGCTGATTTGCAAAAAAGTATATACAATGAATTATCTGAGATTGAACAATTAATTAGATTAACAAACCACCCATCATTAGTAAAAACTCCAAGTGTAAATGCAAGTGCTGGAGCTGGTGCAGTAATTGAAATGCCAGATGAAATGGACTCAAACTTAAAACCATACTTACTTCAACCATCAGGACAAAATCTAAATGGTTTAATGGACTCAATAAATCATAAAGTAGATGCTATCAATAGAATTGCACATACAGGTGCAGTAAGAACTACAAAGCAACAAGTATCATCTGGAATAGCTTTACAAACAGAGTTTGAATTACTTAATGCAAGACTTTCAGAAAAAGCAGATAATTTAGAAATAGCAGAAGAACAATTATTTAGATGTTATGCTATGTTTCAAAACACAACATTTGATGGTGAAATAAATTACCCAGATAGTTTTAATATTAGAGATTATGCTTCTGATTTAATTTACTTCCAACAAGCAAAAGCTATGTCTATTGGTTCACCTACATTTAACAAAGAAGTTGATAAAGAGATTGCAAGAGCAGTTGTAGATGATGATGAAAAACTAAATACTATTTTTGACGAGATAGATCAAAAAGCAGAAGTTGGTGAATTTACACAAGATGAAACTACACAAGAAGATCAAGAAGTAGAGCAAGAGCAGATTTAATGAATGGCAGATATAGTAAAAGACGCAACCGATTATCGAATCAAACAAATTGAGATAGCAGAAGAAAAATATTTTAAAACTCTCATAGCAACACTTGATAGAATAGAACGAGAAGTTGTTGAATTAGCAAACAGAGATTTAAAAAAAACAACAGATGGAAGATTAATCGAACTCCAAGCCGCAATAGCAATTAGACCAAAAATAAAAGCAATACTTGATAGAGAATATTTAGCATGGTCAGATACAGTTGTAAGAGAGGGTTTTACCAAACAAGCCAAGAGAGTAGAAAAAGCTTTTAAAAGAATTGGTAATATTCCCTTAGAGTTTCAAGAACTAACAAAAGGTGATCTTGCTTTAGTGCAAAATCTCAAACAACAATACTTTACACAATTTAAAGATGTATCAAATACATTTACAAGAAGATTATCAGAAAAGGTTTATCAAAATACATTAGTAGGTAACAGCTTTGTAGAATTAGAAAAAGAACTTAAACAAACAATTAATGGCATTTATGCTAGTTCAAATGATGCAGAAGCTAACAGACTAATAGATTTTATAAATAATAATAAATTTAATACATCAAAGAAAACAGAAGTAGATGTAGCTATACAAACTTTACAATCTAAGTTTGCAAGAGATAGGGCTGGAGAAAACATGAAAAGATATGCGAGTCAGATATTAAACGACTCATTAAGAGAATTTGATGCAACCCTTAATTTCAATAAAGCTAATGATGCTGGTTTAACATTTGTAAAATACTTTGGAGATGTAATACCTACAACTAGAGAGATTTGCAGAGATTTAATAAATGGTGTATTAAATAGACGACCTAGTGGCTTATTTACTCTTGATGAAGTAAAAAGGTTATGGGCTAGTAGGTCATGGTCTGGTAAAAAATCAGGCGACCCATTATTCGTAAGAGGTGGGTATAATTGCAGACATCAATGGAGTTATGTCAATCCTAATTGGTATAACAAAAAAGGTGATCTGATAATATAAACAAAGGAGAAACAATGTCAGAGGACAAACAGGTTAATCAACCGCAAAATGATGTTCAGGAAGCTGAAGTTAAACAAACTAAAACTGACGAGAAACCAACACCAACTTTTAATCAAGAAGATGTTGATAGAATAGTCAAACAAAGACTAGAAGCTGAAAAAGCAAAACATCAAAGAATGTTAGATGAAACAAAGAAAAAAGAAGAAGAAATCTTAAAAGAAAAGCAAATACAAGAAGCTAAAACAAAAGCTGATCTTGAAAATCTTATGAAAGCTAGAATAGCTGAAAAAGACAAAGAGTTAGCTGATTGGAAAAGCAAAGTAAAAACAATCAATGTAGATAATAGTATTTTATCATTAGCTTCTAAGAATAATGCTATAGCACCAGATCAAGTAGTTTCTTTGTTAAAAAACGAAGTAAATTATAATGATGATGGAAGAATAGAAATACTTGATAATAATAAAAACATAAGATACAACCCAAAAGGTGAACTACTTACTATTGAAGATCGAGTAAAAGAGTTTTTAGATGCTAACCCACATTTCCGAAAAGGGTCTTTGTCTGGAACAGGTAGCCAGAGTAGTGTCGAGGGTAAAACTGTAAAACCATTTAACATTCAGGACTTAGACATGAGCAAGGCGGAAGATCGGCAAAAGTATGCAGAGTACCGCAAACAAAGAGATTCTAGACCTACTCAAATAAATTTAACAAATAAATAAATAGAGGAAAAACAAAATGGCAAACGAAAGCACAAGTTCTACACTCTCGGAATTATACACAGAGATTGTAGCAGAAGCATTATTCGTAGCTAGTGAGCAATCAATTATGAGACCGCTAGTACGAAACTATGCAGTAACAGGTGGCGGAAAGTCAGTTGAAGTTCCAATTTACTCTGCTGTATCTGCGGCAGCTGTATCGGAAGCATCTGATTTATCTAACACAGCAATCAATCCAACATCAGTAACTATTACTTGTTCTGAAAATGGAATAATGACAACTTTAACTGATCTAGGAAGAAATGCGGCTCCAAGAAATGTAGCGGCAGATATTGGTAGATTATTTGGAGAAGCGATTGCAAAAAAAATAGACACAGACTTAACAGCTTTATTCGGTGGTTTCTCAACAACTGTCGGTTCAGCTTCTACAACTATGTCTGCGGCATTGATATTCCAAGCAGTAGCTAAATTAAGAGCGGCTGGTGTTTCAGGAGATGGTCTTAATGCTGTAATCCACCCACAAGTAGCATTTGACCTTAAATCAGGTCTTACAAATACATTTGCTAACCCTAATGCTGGTGTTGGTAATGAGATTCTAAGATCAAGCTTAGTTGGTTCAATTGCTGGTGTAAATATATTTGAAACTTCAAATATGGCGGACTCATCAGGCAATAATCCAGGCACTACAGGAGACTACAAAGGTGCAGTATTTAATCAAGATGCTTTAGGACTAGCTATGATGCAAGACTTGAAAATCGAAACTCAAAGAGATGCTTCTCTAAGAGCAGACGAGATTGTTGCAACAGCAGTTTATGGTGTCGGTGAATTAAATGATGCTAATGGTGTTGAAATCGAATCAGACTCAACAATCCAATAATAGGATAACTATAAGGGCGAGAAATCGCCCTTATATTAACTTGGAGAAAAATTATGGAAGAAATGATTAAACTTACAAATGGAAAGAAAACTATAATTAGATCAAAAATTCAATACGAAGCAAATGTAGCACACTTTAAAATGAGAGGATTTACTCCTTTAGACGAAGTGAAAAAAGAAATTAAAAAGGCGACTTTAAAAGATATTGCTGATAAAGTTGTGCAACTAAAACCAAAGAAAAAAAAAGCGAGGAAGAAAAAATGAAAGACTTAAAAAAATATTGGAAGATTGTAAAAGATAATCCAAAAGTTGCTATGGGTGTTATCATAGTTCTTGCGATTATTATTTCATGGGTATCTTAATATGGCAAACTTTACAGGTGCAAATGTAATAACAGCTAGTGATGTAACTAAATATCAACCAGATGTTTTTGATTTTGGTATTGCATCAGGTTCAACAGAAGCAACAAATTATTTTGCACAAACGACAAATGATATTTTAAGACAGCTTAGAATAGAATGGTTTCCAACTTACAAAACAAATGTCTATACAGATATTACAGTTTTGAATACTGTAGAGATGGAGAACACAAAAGTAAATTTAGATCAGTTTGAGAGAGCTGGTGTATATTTATTTCTTGGTAGATTCCTTTTACCAGCATTAACAAAATTTAGACCTGAAGCTGACAAAGATAGATTTGAAAGAATGGGTGAATATTACATGGCTGAATATAACAAAGAGTTTAGAGCAATACTTGAAGATGGTGTTGAATATGACTCTACAGCAGATGGCTCAATAGTTTCAAATGAAAGAGAACCTTTACATGGCTACAGACGATTGAATAGATAATGGCTGTCAATCTAAATATCAAAACAAACTCAAAACAAGTATCTGCAAAATTTAAAAAATTTGGTGCTGTATTACCAAGAATAATTGATAAAGGTGTAAAACAAGCTGGTTTTCAATTAGTTGCAATTATTAGAGAAAAAACAAAAAAAGGTATTGATTTTAACGATAGAAGATTTGCACCTTATTCAGAGGGATATTTAAAACACTTACAAAAAATAGGTTATCCTACACAAGTTGATTTAAATTATTCAGGTTCAATGGTTGGTTCTTTAACACCATCTATGGTAAAAAAAACAGGTAAGCATAAAGTAAGTTTGGCATTTTCTCGAAAAGAAGAGGCTGACAAAGCTTTTTTTAACCAAGTTACTACTGACCCACAAAGAAAATTTTTTGGCTTTAATACTCGAACAGAAAAGATTATACAAAGAACATTCAATAAATTTGTAGAAAAAGAATTAAGAAAGTTTAAAATATGAGTAAAAGAGAAA